TTTGCTGTTCGTGAATGTGAAACGAATGAAGGTTATCTTTTGTTTTTTGTTCCTGATTGTCAATTTTCATTTCAAGTTCTTTTATTTTTACACGCAAATTTATGTAAGTAATAATCAAAGTAGTTATTTGAGCAATAGTAAACATTCCTATTGCAATCCAATTCCCTATATTCATCCTTCTTTATTTTTATTACACCCTAAAACTAACAAAATTGACCGGGTTTTTTTCCCCGCCCCCGCCCCACAGCGGGTATGATGACGAATTCGTATTTAAAAATTTTATAACATCATTTGCATAGCCAGCAGCCGTCTCCATGTAACTTGCAGCAATACGCTCTTTTTCTTTTGCCGTCTCGTACATCTGCTGAGTATTGTTGACCAATTGAATCGCCCCGACATTTGCCTGAAACATTTCGCTTTCACGGGCTGCTATTGCAAGCCACCAGTAACACAAAACAGGTTTCAACCCGTAATACTGCACTGTCTGTGCGTTGTAAAGATATGACTTACCGTTCAGCAAGTCAGCGTAAATCCCGGAAGTCCGGTTATCGGCCATGAAAGCGTAATATAAGGCATCACCAAACAGCCCCTTCAAATTCTTGCGCTGTGTCTCCTGTGCGAAAACATTGAACCGGTTAGCGTCAAACTTAGGGTCTATACGCCTGTAAACCTGTACATCCGCTATTGTTATGAGTATTGTTTCTGCCATTGTTTAAAAATTTGCGGCTGGTTTTGCCCGGCCAATAAACTTTTTCGGGATGATCTGCACCTGACCCAATCCCGCCCAAACACTTGAGGCCAGTATTTTGTTCAGTTCCCTTTCCGTGTCTTTCCGCTCGCTCTCGGTTGCTGAATTGTAATAATCGAAAGCGTCCATGAAACTTTCTTGGTTGAACAGCCCCGATGTTGCCACGCCGTTTAAAATTGGGGGCTGCCTGAACGAAGCGTAGATATTGAACTTTGCATCTTCTTTTTGATTTTTATGCAACGAATCAATATTGTTTCGGCCTATCGGGGTGAACCATTTCCAATTTGTTAAATTTTCGGCTGGCATGGAACCAATAACTCTTATCCCGCCTGCATTTGCAGAACCTTTGTCACCCTCGATCTCTTCCTTTATTTTATCTATTTCTGACTGGTCTGTGATATTTTTAGGATATGCAATAATACCGGAAAGGCTGTAATCGTTCTGTATCGAAGAAAGGGAATAAAGTTTTGATTCCGCTTCAAATTGGGCGTCGTCAATAACATCGTCCCAAGTGCAGGTCGTGTAATAATCCGCCAGGTTCGGGATCCAATAAAATAACTGGCCTTTGTAATTTTCAATCCCGCCGCACTCTTGGATTTCTGCAAGTACATTTGAAGGGTCAAAAGGGTTATACTCAACTTCCTCACGCCGCCTATTGCGACGGAACCAATCTGGGTTGACAAGAAATTTTGTTAAATCTTTGGACCATCTTACAAATTCAAAGTTGATAGGGTTTATTTCAGTGATTTGGCCTAAAAGGTTGTAATTAAAATGCAATGCAAAGCCTTTGAACATCGCTTTTTGTTGACAAACAAAACGGAGAATGTCCCAAAGTGTTTGTTTATCTCTATTAACAACCTGCCCCATTTGAGAAAAACCATCACCTGCCATAAAGTTGGCCAGTGTTTCAATTGCGCTCTTCGTCGTGCCTGAACGAAGTGCAATAGATTTGATCTTGTTTGGGTAAAGATTGTCACGGTCGTAAGGGATGATCCTGTCAGCCGGGAAAGCAATGTTAACATAAAGCCTCTCAACAAATAAAGTCCGTTGAATAGAATTTACGGCAACTTTTAAATTACCGTCTTTTAAAACTTCTTCCCGTGCTGTCAGTGTTGATCCGTTGTTCATTAACCCGTAATTTATTACTTGTTTGTGCAATTGCCAATGCAGTTTTCAAATATTGAATCCTCAGCGGCTTTATAATCTGATGATTATCAGTTACTTATCGTTTTTCGTGTTTCCTGTCGCTTTGCCAGTTTCTGTAATATATATAAGTATTTGATTATCAGCGTCTACAGTTTAACCGAAATAATACTCAGGATTTTTGCAGCTTTGTACAATTTTTGTGTAATCTTCCGGTAGGGGTATGCCTTCAACAATTAACACTTGTTCATTGTTGATAGCAGCCCGGACTGTGCGGATAGGGATTTTACCTGAACAATTTTTTAATCCCTGTTCAAGGCTATCCAGTTCTTTTTTTACTTTTTCTTCGAGTTTTGCCCCTGAAAGCTGAAGAAATTTTAAAGAGGTGTATTTGTCGTAAACAGCTTTATCGACCGGCTGTTCTGACTTTGTTTTTACCTCTTTTTGTTCTTTTTTCTGAGTTTGTCCCGGGGCTGTGTTTTTGTTTTCTGTTGTCATTTTTGTTTATTTTTTCTTGTAAATAAATAGGCAGCGTGTCAAACTCAACACGCTGCATTTTGTGATATATTATCCGATTTTTCACTATGCTGAAAGTAAAGTCAGCACGTCAAAAGTACTCTCGATCAAATGAGGGGGCGCAATTTCGGGGGGGTCGTTTTCAGGTGTCTTTAAAACAAACTGAATAGTCCCCCCTGTATCGGCATCGCCTGGGTTTTCCTGAAAATCAGAAACCCTAAGCCCAACATTCCGTCCATACATGATGGCCCCTCCTGCTGTTTTGGGGACAATGGCCACAACTTTTTGAAACCTCATTTTCACAATGTTTTCCCGGCTCAACTGGCTCACGTCAATTGCCCTGACATCGAGGGTGTGATCAAAACCATCAATGGCCGAAACCGCCCGGAAAGGGCTTGACGGTATGATCTGAACAGAACCTTTTGAAGATTCAAACTGATAGGCATAAGTCCCGGCATCCAGCGTGATGGTCTCGATCTCGTGGGACACCGCATCCTCGGTAATTGCGCCGTTGTCCAGGTCTTCTTTGTTTATAAGAAGGATATAATTCCCTATACCCGCCTGTATGATAGCCGCACCGTCAAAAGCAATGCCCCTATCTATTTTTACGTTTGTTGCCATAATTTAATATTTTAGATAATAACGGGTATTTGAAATAATGCACGTGTCGCCCGTGATCCCGACCGCCTTGAGCCTGTAATATTTGTACCTGGGCGGGGCATGGTAAAGCTCCCTGTTGACGGCAGCCGTACCAATAGGAGCAACCGTGTCGATATCGTACCATGCCGATGTGTTATAACAGCCTTGCAAAAAAATACTGTCGGCATCATTCGAGGTCGTGAAAACAAACCCCGCGACCCCCTGATAAATTGACGCTTCTTTTGTCCCTGTAAAATAGACCGTTTCAGCCCCTTTGGTCGAATCGGTAACGAACACCTGGTTTGCAGCTTGTCCGCCCACGAATGAGCAGACAAGCGCAAAGAGGGATATTGTTATAAACTTTTTCATCGTTTGTAAATAAAAAGTTTATTTGTAAATATTGCTGTATCAGAGACTTCATACGCCCTTTTATAAAGCCTGTACCTGAGATATTCGGCAGGGTCATCAACTAAGTGCTGGTTTGCCGCCGTGGTCCCGTGTATCAGCGTGTCAGAACTCAAAGTCTGCCACGTGGTCCATGAATTATTCGACCCCTGAAAATCAACAATCATAGTATCACCTGTGGTATAACCTGCGTAGGTGTAGTCCCATGTCACAAAACCGTCATACTTAACGTTCACTGTTGCCGTTGTTACAGAGGTATCACCCTTTATCGTATCGACAGTAAAGGTCTGATACCCTTGCTGTGCGCTCACCGCCAACGCTGCGAAGGCAAATAAGCTAATTATGATAATTTTTTTCATCTTAATTCGGTGTATAAAGTAACAATTCTTCACTTACACGGTAGTTTGCATCAGCCTTATAATCGAGGCGCAAAAACCATTCCCGGCTGTTGTTTGCAACTTTGTCAACAACTACGCTTTCAGAATCGGGATCGACCCAAACACCCATGTTCAGGTTTGAATCTTCGCCATTGGTACACTTCGCACCAACAACGTGGTGCCTGTTCAAGCCCTGAAAATGTTTGATCCTTTTTTCCTGGTACATGGTTTCCATGCTCATGCCAAACACGCCAACAAAAGCTTCTTTCAGTTTTGTGTTCCCAGCTTGCATGGTTTTCCAGTCGGTTGTGTTAACGTGCAAAACAAAATCAGGGTCATCAATAAAATTATCAGGAATAGCAGCCCAACACAACGCAAGGATATCCATAAAATTTTGATCGGTAATATTTCCGGACGGTGTTGGCTTTATTACATTAACATCAGCTATTGCCCTTGTGATGATCCCATCGAATTTGTTCATAGGGTCAGCCGCCGCCAACAGCAGATCACCTTGCCAAAACAACTTCGCCATTTGGGTACCTACACCATTTTTGTACAGGTCAAGTATAGCGTTGAGCAGCTGGGCGTTCAATTCAAGGTTTGTAAAGTCCCCAACTGATTTCCAAATTTTCCAAATGTTATGAAAAGTTGTAGGAAGAAAAGTTTCATAAACAGTCATAGGCTGCACGACCAGTTCACGCTCCGCATAACTTGTTGTTGCGGTAACGCCCCCGGGAACCCCCGTCTGATAGTCCCCGATTGGGTTTTCCGTCTGGCTCAATCGCGGTAAAGCTTTTTTTGTTGAAATATCTGTGTGCAACTTAGAAGCTCCTTTGGAAACGACTTCGTTGCCGACCCCGGTTACAAGGTACAGATTCTCAAGTACCTCCCCGTTGTAATTTGTATTTGTCAATGTCAGTGCCATAATTTTTTAAGCTTTACGGGCGTTTTCAATTGCTTCCCTGATACCGGCTGTTACGGCATCCACTTTTGCATGCACATCAGCGACAATCTTTTTGCCCCCGTTGTCTGCCCCTGCGCCTTTAGGCGGCACGTGTTTGCTTGATATTTTACCAAGCTCAGTTTTAAATTCCGCTTGCAGTTCGGCCTTAACTTTTGCAATTTCCGCTGTTACTACTGCGCCCACCGCTGCAACAATAGCATCTGTTTCTGCGGCCATTTCCGGGGCAGCTGGTTCGCTTACGTTTGTGATAACGCCACCGGCCACGGTGATTTTCTTCCCGTCTGCCAGCTCGTACTCGCCATCTTCGAGGGTCATGGCCCCGACAGGTGACACTTCCGCCCCGGTTGCAGGGACCTCGGCATTGATAAGTAATTGCTTACCATCTTTTAGCGCGAGGATATTTACCACCGGAACGTCTTTTTTTTCTTTGCCAAAAATTTTCATTTTTTGTTCCAATTTAATTAATAACTCATTTTTGATCTTGCCTTGCGCCGTCTGTAACAGTGCGCTCGCGGCTATTTTTGAACCGGTGTTTTGCACCCGGTCAATAAATCCTAATTGTAAAGCCTCCTGGGGAGAGAGCCAATCACTTGCTTTCATGATCTCTTTGATGCGGTTGTCAGCAAGGCCTGTGCGCTCCCTGTAAATCTTGACCATGATAGCGTCATTTTTCATCAAGTCACCAGCCATTTTCTGCATATCGAAAACATTTCCCGTAACAGAAGTCCATCCGTTATGAATAAGGAAAAGTGCGTTGTCGCTCATGGAAATTTCATCACACGCAACCGCAATGACTGTGCCTGCCGATGCTGTAAGGCCGACAATCTCAGCATTTGTCTTTGCATCGTGCGCCCTGATGAGGTTGTGCATCGTGATCGCGGTCGATAGGTTACCGCCGAGGGTGGAAATTTTAAAAGCTATTTCTTTGCCTTTATTGGCGTTAATAAAGCCTTTCACACTGTCCAGCGTTATTTCTGTCCCGACTTCGCCAAAAAGTTCTAAAGTTTCCATAAACCAAAGAAACAGTAAAAAAAAAAACCATCAAAGTAAATTGATGGGCTGGGGTAATAGTTGCAGTGAATTCTACCTCGAAATAAACAATTGTTCGTCCAAATGCCTGTCGATCTTGACTGTATCACCGACTTTATAGACCGGGTCAAATTCTTCAAAATGAAAGGTCATCCCGGAAGGCAATGTCTTGACGGTATATCTGTACCTGTTTAAATAGTGGTGGCAATTTTCGATAACTACCCCTTTTTGGATAGAAAGTTTATAATAACCTTCTGAATACCCGTTCCTTATTGTTGTGCAAGACGAGAATATTGCTGCTGTGATCAATATTGTTATCAGTGTTTTCATAATTTTAATAGTGCAATTATCGTACCAAATCATTAAAAACAGTCCTTTCGCTGACCGCAAAAATCTCGCACAAAGCACGTATGACATCGCTTGTATTGCGGCAATTCTCTAAACCTGTGGCCATTGACCGCAACTGATCAGCTGCTTTTTTTTTGTCGTTCATGGCCAGCTTGCAGAATTTCTCCCTGTTCTTTATGCCGGTTACCCGTTTCAGATCACCCCCGCTTTTTTCACGTTGTTAAAATCTGTCATGCCCGTTTCAATGTCGCCTACCCGTACAACAATAGGCGTGCGTTGTATAGCTTCATCAACCAAGCTGTTCACGTTGATACCCGCCATCTGCCCGCCGTCCTGAAATGTACCCGCCCCGGCACGTCCTGACAGGTTGCGCCCTCCATGCGATTCATTTATCTGTGAATAGGCCGCTATCTCAGCCGTTGCATCCTTGTTCATTACGAACATAGCCTCCTGTCCCTGCACGTTGCCAAAGTACTGCCCGTTGTCGCCAAACACGTTCACCCCTCCCTGTGCATGACTTGCGCCGTTCACTATTGCTCCGCCTTTTGCGAAAATTTTGTCGCTGCTGAACTCAGGCTCTTGCTGCCGCGCTATCGTGGCTATCTGCACACCGCCAAGGGCAGCCACAAGCCCTGCCATGACAAAATTCACGGGCGGCGGTGAGCTGCCCAATGCCTTGACAATGCCCAATGCCATGGCTATTGCCGCATCTATCCGCGCCTTTCTTTTTTCTTCTTTGGCCTGTGCTTTTTTGATAGCGACCAGTTTTTTATTATATTTTGCTCCAATGGCTTCCTGTGCCGCTATGTTGTCCCCTGCCAGTTCCAGTTCGGCTGTTTTTTTCGCTTCGAGGTCATCAAGCTGAGCCTGGTTACCTGACACGATCAAATTAGTAAGCCCCTGCGCCGCCTGGCCTATCTGCAAGAAAGCGTCCTGTGCCGACTTCACTTCTTTGAAATTGATAGTCGAAATCTTTGAAAAGGCATCGGACAAAATATTGACCCGCTGGTTTGCCATCCCGGCAGTGGCATTGATGATCTCTTGCATAGAAAAAAAAGATTCGTCCAATGCCATTTGCCTTTGCGCCCTGATATTTTCCTGATATTCAGCCTCTATCTCTGACATCCGAATCTTATGTTCCTGTTCGGCAAGCTCAATTTCTTCCTGTAATATACCTTCTTGTCCTAATTTTGCCGCTAATTCCGCTGCCGCGCTTGAAACTTGCAAATCCCTTTTCTCATCATAACTTTTTGCTTCCAGTTCCAGTTCCCGCGCTTTCAGTTCAGCAAGTTTCATGATAGCCTCGCCCCTGCGTTTTAACATTTCGGCCTGTGCCTTTTCGTCTGCCTCGTTTGTTTTTTCGGATCCTTCACCTTGTTTTTTTTGCTCAGCGTTAAGTTCCCTTTGAGCGGATGTTAACTGAGATGTAAGTGCCATCCTTTTTGTTGCGTTTTCACGCTGCACCCGGAACATGTCAGCTTCCAGTTGCGCTTGTTCATTTAAGTCCTCTTTTGTTGAATTGCTCAAAGCGTTCTGTGCTTTTTTTATCTCGAATTTTTCTTTAGCGATTTTAAAATCGGTATCAAAGATTTTCATTTCAGTTTGTAAAGCTTCTTCAAGGAAAATGATCCTTTCCTGTGCCGTGAATTTTTCCTTGTCCGATGCTTTTACCCTTGCTTCTGCTATTTGTGCTTCCATCTTTTCACGCTCGACTAAAAATTTTCGCTGCAACAAATCAAGTGCCGCCTGCCTGTCCGCGAGTTTTTGCGCAATGGCGATATCTTTTTCCATCTCTTTGCCGACTTCTTTTCCAAATTCGATTGCCTTGTCTATAACGTTTTCAAAACCTGTTGTCAACATTATAGAAGCATTCGCCAAATCCTTAAAGCCTTCCTTCCAGTTTTTTGAAAATATCTTGACGATCGCTTTTCCAATCTCACCAAATGCCAAAAAACGGTTTATCAAGTTTTGTACAATAAAATCCCCCAATTCCTTTATCGCTTCTTTCGGTTTTGTGACGGCCTCGAATATCCATTTGCCTACTTTTTGAACAATATCACCCAGGTTGCCCATGATAGTCTTGAAGACCATCATGATCTTGTTCAGCCTGTTCTGCCCTTCCTCAGAACCTCTCAGGTAAGCCGTCAATGCCTTGAAACCCAATACGATTGCAGCAATTATCGCACCCAGTGGCGTTGCGATGAATGCGATTGCCGCCTTTGTCATCCCGCCAAGCCCCCTTATGACGCCCCCGATGGGACCAGGAATAGATTTTAAACTTTGACTAATTTTTCCAAACGACATAAACATCCTGCTTTGTTGATCTACATTGCCTTTTATAGCAACTGTATTCATGTCTATCTTTTTATTTAACTCTGCAATCCTGTCGCGCCCTACTTTAGTTGCTGTACTTAATTTGTTCCTTTCTTCCCTCAATATCTGATTTTCAGCCTTCGCCCGCTTTACACTACCTACCTCAGCTTGAATGATATTAATATATTTTTTTCTTTCAAAGCCATCCCGGTTCAATGTCTGCGTAGTTTCCGCCATCTGCGTTGCATAATCCTGCTGAGAGATTTTACCTTGCTTTAACTGTTCTTTCAATTCTTTTTGCCTTGCTTCATTATTAGCAATAGCTTTTGTGAGGTCATTAATCGCAGTGACTGCCTCGTCTGTATCATATTGAATTTTTATAACACTCGTTTCGTCTGCCATGACTTTATTATTTATCCAACATTTCTAATTACACCAATTCTCATTATATACGCAAGCGAAGTTTTACCCGCTTTCTTTTTTACTTTCTCAATTAATTCCTGATATGCTTTATCAAATGCAGCCGCAACTGGGGCGTATTGTGCCTTGTTACCATATTTTGCAATTCTTTCAGCGACCGGAAAGGGTATTTTAAATTTCCCGGTAATTGGATCGGGGGGAGGAAACCGCCCCGGTCCGCGTCCATGAATTACATAATAAATATATTCAACGCCTTGCAGTGCAACGTATTTAGAAGATTCGTTTACAACTATCCGCAATGAATTAAGCGTGCGGGAATCTGATTTTAATTTACGGTCATTTAACAATATTTCTATTAACCGTAAATTAAAATCTTCAACCAGTGCCGCAGTTTCCTTCATTAATTCGTTGTCAAGGTTGCTATCTGCCATAATCTTACCTCCCGTAATTAAGTAATTTTACTTTCGTTTTCCTGCCCGGTATAAAGTTACTGATTTCCAAAACAAAAAAAGTGCTTTTGAAATGATCAATATAAACAAGCTGCTTTTCATCCCATTTCAAAACATCAAGTTTTGACAGATCAAACTCCGCAGTCAATGCACGGATGCGGAACAGGGAGTTGAACCAGTTGCCGTAATATGTCAAGACAAGATTTGTCCAATATAGCGGCTTCGACTGTAACAGGCTCCCGGTAATTATAAACAGCCGTGGGGATATTTCCTGGTCTGCTATCCTCGTAGTGTCGTTGTATATTGCCACATGGGCAATATCATTGCTGTTGATAGTAGCCTCTTTGCTCGCCCCGAATTTCAGAACGATATAATCCCCCTCAGCTTCCATGTTTTCATTGTCGCTCAAAAAACTTGACCATCCGAGTTCCGGGGAAACTGTTATATCGTTTGTATATTTCAGCCAGTTATTTTGAAAAAGCCCAGGGAACTGTGATGTTACCTGTTCAGAACCTATGATGAACTTATCAGACCAGTCAACGGCATTCAGCTTGTTGATGTTTGCCAAACTGCCAAATGAAAAAGTTTTGTTATAAGTGTCCACGACCGGGTATTGGTTGCTAACAATGCAAATCAGTTTCATCAAGTCAAGATAAGTCAAGTCTTCCGGGAAGTTGTCGTGAGCCTTGATCTTGTAATTTAAAAAAGGGTTGCCCGATAAATCCAAATCCTGATCAGAAACGAGCGTGTACAACAATATATCGGCCACGACTTCACCTGTGCCTACAAGCCTTATGTCAACTGTAATCCCGTCATCGCTCTGAAATTCTGAACTCGTGAAGTCAATATCCTGAGTGCCTACGATTAAAGCCACTTTGCTTTCCGTTACCTTCGTACCGTCAACGTCATCGGTCGCCCTGATTATCAGGTCAATCTCAGCATCGGAAGTGACTGTCCCCCGTAACCTGAAAACTGTTTTCGTTGTACTTATAGCTATCGTTGTCGTTGTCACCGTAACACCTTGATTGAAATCACCGACATCAAGGTCATCAATAGCAAGCGTACCGGCAGGGTTATAAGTTGCAGTTAAACTTTTTTGGTATGAAGTGAAAAAAAACTGCTTATGGTTGCTGCCGATTGCCAAATCAGGCACAGGCGAAACAATGGTGTAGCCCGAATTTACAAGCGCACGGTTCAAAAGCCCCTGCACATAAAAGGCAGGGCGGGAATATTTTGTCCGGCTGTCACCCGTTGTCTGGTCTGTGTTGATCTGCAAAGCATTTGCATGATAACACGCTTTCCCCCAAAACCAACACGTTTCCAAGTCCGCGGCATCGAGGGCATCAATGGCCGCTTGCGTAAGTACCGTATCTTTGTCGTCCCAGTTTATTTGATTTAATCGTAGGTCCAGGGCCTTAAAAACTTCGCTGCTTTTGTCAACACATTGCAATGAAATGCTGTCTTTATTAATTTCATTTACATAGCCTTTTCCCGCAAACATCTGAAAAACATCAGAGATAACAACATCATAGGATGTGTCCATAGCCCGCCCGTCACTGCCTACCTGATCGGGGTGTCCGAATTTCTTTGCATTTTCGGTCGTATAGGGCAGTTGGAATTTATTCGTTATGTCCAGGAAACGGGCAGAAGGGTTGTTTATGTCAATGCTTTTTCTGGTGATAGCGGGCATGCTGTTACCTATCTCGATCAGTTCGCCGTTTATTTTTACCTCCATGTTTTCGTGTCGGTTTTTACAAGCGTGAATTCCACATCATACCGCCCCGCCATTAACTGATACCTGAAACTGTTTGCTTCCGGGGCGTACCTCTCCTCTGTGCCTGACAACAGCAGCCGCATGATAACGGGGTTTTCAAAAATCTGTTGTATGATCAAAAGGTCAGAAAGTGACAGGTCATTTGCCGACAATGTTACCCGTGTGCCTATCCTGTTGATGAGCGACATTATCTGTGTCGTGCTTTCCCTGTTGATCACCTCCGCATCCGTGCGCCCCTCAACCTCAGCATCACAGAACATATACAGGTAGTCGCTCCCGTCACGACCTATCCACCTGATCAGGTATTCGTAACCGGCATAAGCCGTATCGACTAGGCTTTTTGGCCGTATGAGTTCAAATGTTTTTGGCATTATAAAATGTAGCTAAAATATAAAGTTATAAAATCACCACTGATTATATCCGTTGGTTCAGGAAAAATAATTATATCATCTGAAGCATCAAAAAGTTGCAACAAAACAGGGTCGCCCTGTAAAGTCGCATGGGATACCCGGCCTAAAAAAGTGACATTCAATGAATGGCTGGTCGGCCTTATAGCCGCTGGCATAGCGGCTAAAACCACACCTGTTGCCCCTGTCACATCTGCCCCCGTGCGCTGTATAGCGTCACCGTGCAAATGTACAACATTATAAGGCGTGACATAATACCGCAACGTGCCTGACCATCCTGCACCAAGCGTGATGTTGACCCATCCGGGCAAAACTTTTAACTCGTTTACTTTGCGCAGTAGTTCCGAAGGCTGTACCACTAACTGGTCATCAGCCCCCTCAACATCTGTACCAGCGTCTATCTGCGACCCGGAAGCAATTTCCACGACCCCTTCTTGTAAGGTAGTTGCTTTAGGGATGGTACCCGGCGTTATTATTTTGTTCACCACGGTCAGGGCAGCGGCCTCCCCTGCTGTGGCTGTCTCCAATATCCCTGCCCTGTCGGTAGTCGCGGCACCTATCCCTGTCCATGCCTTTGCAAAATAATAAATCCCTTTTCTGACGATCTCATAAAGCACCAGTGCCAATGCCGTCACGTCTGCGGCCACCGGTGTGACATCTGTCACGCCTACAAACGTAACCGCCTGACCGGCCGTCTTTGTTATCAACAAAAATTTTTCTTCACCGTCACCAACATTGCTAAGTGTAATATTCAAGCTGCCACCTGTGCGGGTAAGGTCCACCCTGTCTTTTCCGCTAAAGTCAACCGTGATATTGCTCACCGCCGAAACCTGGGTGACCGCAACATCTTCCCGAAACCTCACGTTGTCGTTCATGTCAGCATTTAACATGTCCGTCAAAATAGCGTTAGTGACGGTAGGCACATTTTTAGTGACTATGTTTGATTTAACTGTCGTCCTGTTTGCCATATCAATATTTTTTTATTGTGTTAAAAAATCCGGGTAATCAAAATCAGTTGCCGCGAAGTCAAAAAAAGCCTCAACATCAACATCAAACCTTATGAATTTCGTGTTCTGGCTTACCGATGCAGCCGCTGTCCATTCCCACATAAGGAAACCGTTAACGTCAGCATCCAGCGAACCGAGCGTGCCACTGTCTATTATGTTTTCATTTATATCCAACTCGCTGTAAACCAGTTCTTTAGTTGTCTCAGCTATCAATGCCTCGTTTGCAATTACAAGGGCAGCTTTGTAGCCCAAAAAAAGTTTAGGGAGGTCGAATTGGTTAAGAACTTCCCCGGTCACAGGCTCGTCAATGGCAAACAACATGATCAAAAGTTTGTTGTCTACTAAAGTAAAGCTGTTCGAGCTTCCTTCGTAAACCTCCCTGTATTTTACTTCAAACTCAGTGACCCCTGCACTCAGATAGCTTTCACTTATTGCGCCTCTTTGCTCATTCAGTTCATTGATTATGCTCACGTCAATTACCACATTCCCGGCAGCGTCACCGTCACTTTGCAAAGAGAAAGGCAGCAAGTTGAACGCTGACAAAGTAGGATGGACACATTGCAGTTCAACGTGATAGTTTTTCAAGTAGTTCATATACCCCCCAGTTGCGCTCTCGATGAAAGCCGTGTCAACAGTAATCTCGCCCGCTGCAATCTCAAGTATCTCAAAAGGGCCGTCATAGGTGTAATTCGTGCCTTCAGAATAAACATATATAACATCATTTACTGCCAGCACAGTTGTCAAGTCCCCGGCGTGGTTGAACTTCGCCCCGCCTGTGCCTGCCTCTACGTCAATAACAGCAATATCTTCACGTTTGAAAACAAACTCGCACGGCTGAAACCCTGCAAAAAACTTACTACTACCTGACCCGACCGGGTTTGTTACAAGGTTTAAAGCCATGTCAACGCCTCCACCGCCACCGCTTCCGGCAGCTCTTTAGTTAGTTCATCAAGCATTTCACTAACAAGCATGTCAAGCTGTATGCCTTTTGTTTTGTCCCTAAAAATTTCAGTGCCATCCCTGGCTATTTTGCGCCCTACTAAGTACGCCACTTGCTTTGCTTCTTTTTCATCCGATATGCCCAGCTTCCTCCTTACCCATTCTTGTATATTTTTTATAGGCGGGAACTTACCCGGCGCACGCCCCCGGTCAAGATAATAGATATAGTCATTGCCCAGCAGTTTATTGCCGTCAACTTCGAGGCTGGATGCAGCCCCACCGGTGTCGTCGGGTACCCTCTCCGCGATCTTTGCGGCCAGTTGGCTTAAATGCTTTTCTGTCAGCTCGCTATAATTCATAGTCAAATGTGTAAATTTCCGAATCCCAAGTCAAATTTTCCGAATCCCATCTAAATATCTGTGTGCCGGAAATGCCAGGGGTGTATTCAAAATAACTTTTTAACGAATGCACTGGGTTTTTCATATTGACCTCAATTGACATTTCGTTATGAGGCTTGATTTTCCCGTCAAGGCAAAAAATCGGTGTGTTATAAAAACGAAACTCGCCTGAATAAAACTCGACCAGAAAACACCACCCATAAATTGAGGTCATTATTTGGTTCAGCATGTCGTAATTGTCAAGCGTCAAGCCTAACAGCAAGAATTTAAAAGAGTAGTCATGCCCCATTTTCCCTCCTTTAAGTTTCTGCTCAATATCAAATTCCGGGCGTTGCATGTTCTCGATCTGGATTATTGCCCCTGAACTCACGATATTTGAAATTTGCCTCAGATCAAGGGCATCCCAATAACTAAAGTCAATGCCTTTGTTTTCGTATAATGTGATATTTTTTACCCCGGCCTGGTACATTTTATTCGTTGTATAATGTTGTTATTTCTCCTTCCGTCAATACACGGTCATATATCCTTATGTCGTCGATAAGCCCGGTAATGTAAACATTGTTACCGGACCATTCCTGCCTGCCAATTGAACACGGCGTATCCGTCGATTGGATACCTGTTATGGAACCTGACTGTATCGCTGTATTTGGGATATTATTTATCCACAAAAAAACCACGCCCTCGTTCAATATCCCCACGGCATGGTACCAAATTCCCGGCGTCAATATCGATGACCTCGCGTTAGCTTGTATTGTGTTGTCTTGAAAACATTTTAATACAAACCTCCCGAGGGTTATCGAAACAACCCATTGCCGGGCCCCTGTGTTATCCCTGGCCATTAATGTGCCATCAGCGGTGAATCGAAACCAGATGCTCACGGACATATTGTTGCCGGTTATATTCAAAACATTTCCAAGCGCTATCCAGTCATTCCCATCGAAATTATAGGCCGAATTCGCATTGCCTTTCCTATCAGTTGTCAGTGTCGCACCGTTAACGGTCCCGTTGTTCCCGTTACCGCTCTCGTCGTTTGCATTTCCGTTGAAAGGGTAATAGGCCAAAAGGCCGGGTATGGGCGGCTCCCCGCCGCCAATAAATGAATTTAAATAAATCATTTTCTTTTCCCCCCGGACATCGAACAATGGATCAAGTTGTAACCTTCCCATTTCATTTCTATGTTATTTCGTTTATATATCCTTCGCTAAGGTTAGGGCTACCGCCCCCGGCCACTATCGTTTTATAATTGTCGCTCGTGCTGAGGTTGTCATAAAAAGCGTTCGCGAACTGGGCAATTTTAGTGAACAGATCAGTTTCAAACTGGTTCACATTGCCCCCTTGCACATATTTCCTTACGGCATTCAACGCAATTATGTTGAGCTTTTTATAATTTGAAAGCGGGAAAAGCTGTTCGTTTGCCACGTTTTCTGCGGCCTCAATCTGAAATATGATCTCCGCATCCGTGCGCCTTTCGGCCTCATAAGTTATGAGCCATTGGTTTTGGGTTGTATAAACCGGGTGCGGCGTTTCGGTCGGTTGCTTGATCGTTTTCAACTTGTACAATCTCTGATCATAATCCGGGATTGCAAACGGTATATACGGAACCAGGCATTCATAACCCGGGGAAAGCGTTGGGGGAAGGCTTTCATCGTTGATCTTCCAGTCTTCGTTTATTACTTGATATTCCTCATGTGGTGCGTCCCACAGGATCACCACTGTCGATATTATTGCCATCTTTTTTTATTTTAGTTGTTATTTCTATTAAACGCTCGTTTGTGCTGTTTTCAGAAAGGATGGAAACAGCCTCTTTCAATAGCTGAAATTCATCTTCCTGTCTTTCAATATCGAAAACATCATAGCTTTTGATAGCTATTTTAAGGTGAGTAAGTTCGCTGTGCGGGCTTTCCGTGAAAGTGTACTTTGAAAACCTTATGCCCTGATCCGCTGAATGCCCGGGTATCAAATCTTCAATGACATATATTTCAATGTCACCGTTCAGGCCGGATACTGGGGCCATATCAGAACGTGGGTAGCCCCTTAATACTGAATACTCCCCGGTCTTTTTATTTCTCTGTATAAAATTCATCGTTGCATTATTAAAGTTAATTTCAATCCTTTTCCGGGCGTTGACAAACCTACCTGATCAATATCAAATGTAAATTCATCGTTGTCGGTGATCACATTATCAGATATTACAGGCGGCACGGCAGCAGTAACAGACGTTTCTTCGTTTTCATCGATGGTCAGTTTTGTACTCAGTATAGTCGTGCCGTTTTTGTTTATGTCGACAATGATCGTTGACCCGACCGGGGCGGAGTTCACATCCGCCCTGACCCCTGTTATTGTCCCGGTAAATGGTACCCTTGCCGTGACGGAGGGGAGGGCAGATACCAGATCGGTTATTTCATCAGATAAAGAAATAACAGCATACTCAACCTTACTTGTAATTGTCGATTCTGCTTGTGTGCCGGTGTGGTTAGCCCTGTCAAACGCATCACCTTCAATCACCTGTGGGTCATAAACAGAGGCTTCCATATCACCAGCCCCGACAGATACCGGTACACGGTTCATCGTGACATTGATGGTTTTCCTTTTTATGACAACATTAATCTCGCTCATACAGTCCTCTTTGTTACGTCATCTGTTACGATTACCTTGATCTGTTCAGTGCTTTTGATACCGCCACCTGAATCCTTGAACTGAATATCCGCTTTATATTCGCCTACATTCAGTGACCTGGTTTCAGCAGGGGTCAATATTATTTCAGTATCCCCCGTTGTCGGGCTTGTGTGTGTATCCTGTTCTTTTTCTATCAACGCGGAATCATCGTTGTCAGCATTATCAAAAAGGTTTTTGATAGTAAGGAACACAATGCCGCCCGTAATGTTGAAGGCGTCTCCATCTTCATCGGTAAATACCAATGAAAGCGTTTCCGTGTCGCCACGTTTTATTTCGAGTGTTTCCATAATTTTTTAGTCCACTGATTTGTCCAGCCTTAAATTATACCAGTTGAATATATTTTCCAAAGCCCTTATCTGTGTTGCTGATAGCGCATCCCCGATCCATACGAGTCTTACTTGTGAAGCCGCAAAATTCTGCAAAGTCCCCCCAACATTGAACGCAAACACATGTATATCTTCATCAGGTGCATCTGATGTCGCAGTGACCGTATTTGTGTTGCTATTGTTGGCATACATATCCCATTCCCCTGTCACGGGTTGGTTCAATGCAAAAAACCCATCCGCATCCTGGCCGTGGTCCCATGTTGCAACATCATTGCTATTAAAACGGGAAGCCATAGTCGTGCCCGAAAAAGCAGGCTGGATCATCACCGTTTCAAACCCCCCGCTAGTGGCCGCACCTAAATATACCACATCGGCAGCTGCGGAGGTGCCTGAAAATATGGCTATACACCCATCACCGACAGCATAGTTCAGCCCATCTGCCCTGGGGTTATAATTTAAATTTATAGCGGCATTCGTACCATTTCCTGTAAAACCTTCATTTGAGGTAAAAGAAGGTGTGTTTACCAATGATGCAAAATTTGTTGACGGGTGTATCCAATCTATCAAAGCCTCGCTTGCCGTGTTTATCTCATTTTGAAAAACAAAAAACCTGTCTGTTATCCCATAAATATTACCGCTATCTAGAAGCATTAGCAGCATCGTATCCTGGATATTAGCATAAGTCAACGAGGGTTTATTTGTAAAATTTTGATAAACAGAATCATATACAGCTGAGAATGTAGGTGGATCGGCTCCTGCTTTTGATAACAATAAAAGGGCGTTTGTCTGGGCGTGACAACTTAGTGTCAGCCCCAAAAAAATATATATTATTATTTTTATCATGGTGTGTAAGTTGATATCGAATAAAGCCCATTCCCGTTTTCATCTACATATATAACAACTAAATTGATGGCGTCTATTGCTTCGCTAAAAGTAGCCGATTCATTACTGAGGTAATCAAAACCTGTTGAGAAAGTAGGGGTATGCCCCCCCGTACCATCCTGTATCAATTTTAATGTATAAGTGGCCCCTCTCGCCATGTTGTCAAGTGATATATTTATGTCACCGGTCAACGTACAATACCTGTTCATTGCACTATCCCCATATAGCGTGGCCGTTGCACTATAATTTAAGACCAAAGGTGTTGATTTAATTTTTTTGACATCAATGGAATCAGCTATCAACGATCCTAGAGTTGTTTCCCCTTGTACCCTAAAATCTCCATATATAACAGCACTGTCTTTATACACCTTCATTATACTAGAATTAATCCCAGACACACCGTTCCCGATATTTAACATTACATTCCCTGCAACATTTGATGTACTGTTACCTACCGAATTCGCTGCATAGACACCAACAACAAACTCACCATAATCATTGGCATAATTAAAACCCCCAGATGCGGTTGAGAAACTCCCAACAGTGGTATTATCCCGACCCCCAGGTATTGTTGAACTGAGCCCGGAAGCAGTATTATTATCACCCCCAGAAACAGTTGAAAGTTCCCCGGAAGAGGTATTACCCTCTCCCCCAGAAACAGTTGAAATTTCCCCGGAAGCAGTATTATTCTGACCCCCAGAAACAGTTGAAATTTCCCCGGAAGCAGTATTATTGTCACCAACTCTCCACGATCTTAATACAGGATTCCAAATAATACTGTCCCCCCCTATCTTATCAGCCTCCGTAAAATAAGCCAACTGCCCTGCCACGGGGAGGCCTGATGTGTCTACTTCGCCGCCCCCGGCAGGAATATCCCCCCGTATGGCCGCTGCCGTATCTGCCAGTTCCGTCCTATTTACTTTATTTGCCGAATCGGCGGCATAGATAGGGTCTGTTTCAGAGACGACCCCAACTTCTAGCTCTTGCCCATTCAAGCTGACAGGGCCTATCAGGTATAGGCTGTCGTTCCTTGCCTTCACGCTGTCTACCGTGACCGTCCTTTTCGTTATGTCCAGTTGCGCCCCGGCCATCAGGGGCAGCATGATCAATAAAATTGTAAATATCTTTTTCATAATTAAACCTCTATTAATGCTATGTAACCAAAATTCCCAGCTGACAGTGATGTTATCGTAAACCCGTCCTCGTCCTGCGCCGTCACCTCTATGCCAATTCCGTCATAGTCAATGATCTGCAAGGCATAGGTAGCGACAAATTGCGCACTGAACGCTATGACCTGCCCGGGCGATCCATTGCATGATTCTGATAGCCTTGAGCGACAAAGGGACTGTGCCGTGAAACCTGACAATGCCGCAACGTCGGCGTAAAGCTCCGTGAGGTCTGCGGCTATTTTAAGGCCGCCTGTCCTGATACCGTTGCCACTGCCGTCATTGGCGGCGTTGCCCATCGCTGCGGTTGTGAAAGTCTGTGCCATTATTCTACTATATTTGAAAAATTAACCACTTCATTATAATTTACAAGCATCTCAAGTGCCACCCCGGTAAGGTCTGATGCGAACACGTGGAACAAAGGTGTGACCTTGTACCGCTGCCGATTCTGGGGCTTGACCGGCAAAAACTGGTATACCTGAACAGCGAGCCTGTCCGCTATCACTTCCGCTTGCGCCCTCAACGCCTCGCTCTGTAAGTCGGTGTTTTCAGGGCTGTCCAAAAATAATACACTGATAAGTATCTTACTGTTTTTCAGAACGTTGTCATTGATTGCTATTGTATTGTCTTTAGGGAGTTCATTATCAAGGATGATCAAAGGCAGTGCAGTCGCTTCGATGCTCAATGTTGTTACATTAGCCTGAAATTTAGACGACAACATGAAAGTGGCACCGGGGTACATCCCCGTAACTATCGTTGTTATGTCGCTGATCAAGCTCATTTGCCGCCCTGTTTTCGTTTAAGTTCCATGAACTTTTGTTCAAATGTACTTTTTTCAAGGTTACAAAGCAATACTTTCGTACAAAAAGTATCATCGCTTTCCAACACTTTTTCGTGGTCGCAGTTCAAAAACCCACAAAGCGTCTGAATTTCTAAGTAATTGCTGTATGCGTTCAGCCTGTCAACCCCTGCCGCTTTTTTAAGCTCAACATCTTTGTCAATCCCGGAAGCCATCTTAAAAAGTTGCCCCCTCTTTTTCTGCCATCCCTGAAGTTCTTGAAGAAAAAAAAACCGGCAGGCAAAACTTCTGTGAAAGGCATGTCAAGATATCGTGACCGCAGGGCTTCGATGACATCAGAGTTGTTGCTCCTTCCCTGTGAGACGGAAAGGCAATATACAAGCAGTTCAAAACCTGAAAGCCCTGAGTTCTCAATTTGATGGCGTTGGCCTACCGTGTCGATAAGTTTAGTTTTGTCTACCCATTTTGGGATTTTCAGTTTGGTAATGTCAGGGGCTTTGCCGATTGCTCGTTCAACCGTTTTCGAGGTGACGGCAAAAAAAGCGGAATCAAAAGATTCACCTGTCTGCCAGGCTATGTACCTCACATAGTCCATGTCCTTGATATCCGACATCTCTAAAAACTCTTTCGTTGTCAGTTCCAAGATCGGTTTTATCTTGTGTTTTTTGCCGGATATGGTTATCGGGATCAACATCAATATTTGTTATTAGTTTTATTCATGTTTTCGGGCTGGCCTGCCCTTTTTTTATTTTTTTTTTTTACCTGGTAAGCGGCCTCACGTTTCGCCGGTAAAACCTAACCCCATAGCGGGTAGGGTCGATAACGTGGTTATGCTTGTCCTCCGGCATCTCGATGAACTCCCCTGTCCTGTCATCTTTGACACGTTTGTAATTCCTGAATTCAGACTGTGCGTTTTTTGAATCCGTGTGAACAAAGATAACAAATTCTTGCATCCGTTCAATTCCGTCAATGATACTGCCTTCACCTTTTGTTGCGCCTAGGGCGTTGATCCCGGCCATTTGAAGTTCAAAAATTTTGTCTTTCCTTGCCGAATCGCAGATGACAGGGACGCCCCTAGGTACGTGGCTTTGTATGTAGTCTATGAGTTTTGAGTTTAATATTTGCGGCTGATAAATATGTTCTTTGATATATAACCGATTATTGTCGCCGTCAATGTTAAGCTCTGTCAATGTCGTGGGATCGGCCCCTCCCCAGTCAACCACGAAAATCACAAAAAATTCGGCATCATCAGGCAGTGCCTGGTATTCCTGCCAGTACGGAAATATCACACCTTCAAGTGAACCTTTCTTTCCAAGCCCATAGACCTGCCAGTAATTCCACCAATACCCACGCTGTCCCCGTTTATCTTCCTCATAAGCCTTGCGCCTCGCCTCTTTCAACTCGTTGAGTTGACGTTCGGAAAGGTTTTGGATGTTATCATAAAAATTGGAATGGATCACCTTGCACCCCTTGCGCTCCCTATATCCTTGTTCATCGAACCAAAATTCTTCAGATGGGTTCCAGTCCATGAAGACCGCTTCCGTGGTACGGGTCATGAGCTGGTGGCAGATCGAGAAAGGCATTTTATTGGCCTCGTTTATCAAAAGAATGTCACGGGCTGCACCGAGTGCCTTACCGGGGCGGTCGAAGCCCACGAATTCGACAATGGATTTTTTGAGCTTGTAAACATAGGGATGCTTTGTCCTGACGCTGTCAACAGTTACGCCCGTTTCTGTAAGTATGTTGTCAAAGTCCCTGATCGCACCGCCTTCGAGGTGAGGGAGGGAGTGGGAGACAACTGTTATTATCCGTTGTCTCTTTGAATTGTCGGTAATTATCTTGAACAGTTGTAACTCGCTGAATGTCTTGCTTGACCTTGTCCCTCCTTCGTTCGCGATAATATCAAAAGCTGCATTGTATGCGGCTATCG